TTACTTTGACCCGGCAATTTTGGGTTGATCGGGCCACGCGGGTTCGTGCTTGGTGAGGTCGACGTTCTTGACCGCGCGCGTGTATGCAACCCATGCGCGGGCCTGGGTTGTCTCTTCGGCGGTCGCCTCGCCGAGCGTAATCGCAGTTTGCAACGGAGTCAGAGCCACGCTCGCACGCTCCAACAACCGATCACGCACCGCCGTATTCCCCGCGACGATCTGCTCGACGGTGGGTGGCGGCGGGTCAAGCAACACGGGCACCCCTTCATCGTCCACGGCCATGCGCTTACCTTGTGCCTGGCCATCGAGGAGCATTTTCCATTGCTCATCCGTGATTTCGGTACAGGCCACGTCCTCCGGCGCGGGGCTGTCCACACTGTCATAGAACGCCGTAATGAACTTGTTTGAATCGCACGCTGCAAGTTTTTGAGCCATTTTTCCCCCGATTTCAGAATCCGACCGCGAAGTAGTTGCCGCCGACGCCGCTCGACATGGCAGAGTTGTTTTGACAGCTCAGTGCCGCGCCAGTCTTGGACGCGGAATAGGTCTGCACTGTGAAGTTGCCAACCGACCCGCCGCCGATCGTCGGTGAGACGCCAAGACACGCGTTCGGGAAAGCGAGCGGAAACGTGACCGTTGCGTTGGGGTTGCCCGTGCCAGACGACATGAAACCACCCCATTGAAGCATGAACCCGTTGGGAAACTTCTGAACCCCTGGTATCGCGAGCACACCGGCGAACAGGTTGTCTGCCTTAAGAGCCGACGAACCCATCAGAATCTGCCAAATGCCACCATTTCGAACGATCAGCGCGGGCGCTGGTGAGGCCGGTGTCGGCCCCGTGATGTAGGAACTTCCCACCGGTGTACCGCTTGCGTTGTAGAGCACGTCGTTTCCCTGCGTCACGATCATCCCCGCCGCAGCAATAAAGAACGCTGCGCCCTCCGGGACGGTCGAGACGAGAGGAAGCGCGACCCATGGAGCATTGACGCTGTACACGACCGATCCAGCTTGCGCAGCTGTCAGGGTGAGTCCGGTTCCTGCATTCACAGCCCCCGAGAAGTTACCCAGGCTGCGCTGTACGAACGCCGTTGTCGACAGTTTCGTAGTGGCATCGAACTGCGCGGGCGATTCCGCAAGCGAAGTGCCGGTCGCGTAGTTCAGAGAGTTAGATCCGCCAACGACATCGATTTCCGTTGTGCCCCGCCACATCAGGACAGCGTTTTCGCCCTTATTGAGCGTGATGGTCTTGTTCGTCGCGCTCGACCCGGTATAGATGAAATCGTCCTTTCCGGACGCGCTGAGCTTGACAGTCCCTTCGCCGTAGTTGAAGAAGCGTGTTGCCGTGCCGGCAGGCATCGAATTCGCAATCGGAAGTTGCAGCGTTCCTGCATTAGCGCCGTACCAATCGACACATGCGCCCGCGACTTCCGTAGTCAGCGCGGTGTTGGTGTTGTACATGAGCGCCCGCGAGAAATTGCCCATCGCGAGCCTGACGCTATCGTTAGTCGCAAACTTGCGAAGCAGCGCATCGCGCAAGCGCGTGTACGACGCTTCGTCGTCTGGATTGAACGCGCGGCCCTCGACCCCCGCGAGCTTCAACACTTCCATCATGCTCCAGATCACCATGTTGGCGTCGTTGCCCGACCACGCAGTCGGAACTGCGATGCTATCGCTGTGCATCCGATGCCCTGTAGCGCCGTGCAATACGTTGTCGATACTGGTTGTGTAGTCCATTCAGGGTCTCTTCAAAGGTAAATCACGTTGATCTGAAAGCGTGCCGGGGCAATCCTGGCGAGCAGGCACTCGATTTCGGTGCCGTCCTTCGTGCAAGCACGCAGCCGCTGGCCAACTCGGTTCGAGCCAACGCGAAACGGCTGACAGAGGTACAGGACCTTGACGTTGAGCACGCCCGACAAGCTGCCGAGCCGATCGCCGACGCGGTTGCGACCGACGCGAAACGGCGTCGAATACCAGACTTCGACCTGGTAGCCGTATCGCGCGAGATAGGCCTCGATCGCGGCCGGGCTTTCGGCCGAGCTGTCCTCGTAAGCCAGATTGAGGTCGCCACGCAGGCGGGCCAGCATGTTCGTGCGGCGCTGTTCTTCGTCCTGGGTGCCCTCGAAGCACGAGTCGGGCAGGCTCAGCGCTTCCTCCCATTCCTCCATGCGGGAACAGGTGCGATGCGGAATCCATTGCTGTGCGGTGCTGTCGGCCCATTCGTGGTGTTCGCGCAGCACGGCCGCCCATGCTTTCAGCCATCGCATCACGACGGAGCCCGGCGCGCGTGGGAACGCGAAGCCCGGCGGCAACAGGTGCGTGAGCGCTTGCCAGAACTTGTCCATCACTGGAACGCCACCGAGCGCAGAACAAGAATCTGGAATGCACCGGCCACCAGGAATCCGCCTTCGGTCAGCGTCGGTTGAACGAAAACATGATCGAACTCGCCTGGTGCAGTCGAAACCGCTTCTCGCAGATGGGTGTACGGGATGCGGCCATGCGGCACGGCCTCGCGGAAGAACAGGTCGCGCAATTCCAGCTCGATGGCTGAACGAGTCGCGGCGGTGTCGGGCGTGGTACGTAGCACCACGTCGACATAGACGGGTTCGGGCACGATCACGAACAGTTCGTCGGGCGGACCACGCTTCGGGTCTCGGATGTAGTCGTACACCGCCTGACGCTGAGCCTCGGTCGGTAGACCGTATGGCGGGTTGTTGTCCGCCATGATGATGACGCCGGCCGACGTGGGGCCGCTCGGGTTGCGGATGCCCCATGCGCGCGTAATACCGGGCACCGACAGCGCCCAGCGTTCGTAGTCGCCGGGCGCGCTGCCGCGCGGTGGATTCGCCAGCCGCTGGCTTAGCCGGTAGATCGCTTCCGGGTCCTTCTCGCGGTCAGTGCCGCCACTGAGCCCGTCCGGCCCGACCTTGAACGCTGCGTCGACGCCGGGCACCGTCGCGATAAGTTCCAGAGGCGCAGCGGCGGCATGATTGCCGGCGCTGCCCGGCACGTCACATACGATCTTCGCCGCGATGCTGCCGTCGTTCGACACTGGCGTGTCTGCCAGCACGGTGAACGTCTGGCCCGCGTCGTCCTGCAACGTCGAACCCGCATTCAACACTCGACCAGCGACGCCGGAACCGAGTGCGACGCCTTGCGAAACCTTCGCTTCCTTGCGCGGCAGTCCGTATGCGACCAGCCAGGCATCCAGGAACTCGCCAACGGATTTCGTCGGAATGGCTTGGCGAGCGATGAAGTCGCGCAGATAGCGGTATGCACCGTGTATGCCGACGCCTTGCGTGAAAGCCATTGCCTCGATGTTCGAGCGGGCCAGTGCGATATCGGTAGCCGACAGCTCGGTGCCTTGCGCGATCGCCGCATCCGTCAGTTGCTGTTGCAAGTGGCGCGCGGCGTTGTCTTTCAATTCGGCGATGGTCGGAATGGCGACCTGGACGGGCGTACTCACGCGTCGGCCCTCCGCAGCGAAGTGCCCCACAGCACGTCATAGACCGGCCGATCGGGATTGCCTTGGAAGATGCGCGGACGAAGCGCCAAACGCTCGTCGCCCGATCCGACCCACGTCGCCGTCACGTCGACGCGGCTGGCCACGTCGGTGCGCACCATCCACTGCAACGATTCCCATGCGGCAAAGCGCGCACGCTCCAGCATGTCGACGCTAGACTTCGTGACATAGCAGAGCCAGAGATGCGAACCCCATTCGTCCGACTCGTCCCGTGGTGCGTCGCCGGCCGGCGTCGAGAACTCGTCGCCGCACCAGCCGCGACGGTCGGTTTGATTGTGCGGCAACGTCACGTCTGGGCCGGCGCGCCGATCGATGAACAGCGATAGGATGACGGCCGTACACAAGCTGTCGTCTAGCTCCAGCGCGAGCACTTCCAGCGGCTCGACGTGATGGCCAACAGCGACGCAGGGATTCGAGTAGTCGTGCCACGCGCCGTTACTGGCGCGGCCTGTCCGTACGACGCTCCAGTCGAACGGCAGCGCCAGCACGGCGGCGGAAGTGGTGGAAGTGGTACGGATATCGATCATGACGGCCAGTGTGAGAACTGGCGTTCATGATCGTTTCAAGCAGCGTTTAAGTCGTTGTGAAATATTTCACAAACGGGCTTTGGCGTCAGACGACGCCGCCCGAACGGTCGCCGCCCCGCTGCACGTTGTCGTGATTGTGGCCGAGGAAGTCACGGCCGGCAATCGACGCGCCCTCCTGAATATTGGCCGTCTTGGACTCGATCGCCTCACTTGCCTTGACTTTGGGCGTTTCGAAGGTGATACCAGACTTGGCGACCACCTCGAACGATTCGCATTCGACGCGCACCTTGCCGCCGTCCGTAAGCAGGATTTTGTGGCCATCCTTGTGCCAGACGGCCACTTCACCGACCTTCAGCCTGGGGCGGCTGTCGATTCGATCGAGGCGCATAACGACAGTGTGGCCACCGACCTCGATAACGAGCCCCTGGCCGTCTCCCGGATTGCCGGCGAAGCCGTAGTCCTGCCAGCGTTCCGCGTTCTCGCGGCCGGACGTGTCGAATACCTGGACGGCCACTTCCTGTACCGGGCCATCCTTCAGGCCGCGCATCAGAGCGCGGCGAAGCAGATTCATCAGGCTCACGACGGGTCCCCCTTGATCTCCAGAACCGCTCCATCCTTGCCGCGCTTTCCCTTGCGCTTGTCGTGCTTCGTCTTCGATTTCAGCGGCACGGTATCGTACGCCTCGACCGGCCGAACGAGCAGTTCGGTCACGTCGCCTTCCTTCAGGTCGACGGTCTGCTTTGCTTCGCAGATCAGCCATTCGTCGCCGTCGAGCCCAGCGATGTCGTCGTAGATCGGCACGCGGGTATTGATTTCCCAGGGCTTGCCTTTCCACGTCCAGCCCTCGACAACGTATTTCAGGCCAAACGCATGGCCTCGACGCACGCGCATCGTATGGTCGACCAGGCGCTGCATGTCCGGTGCCGTGTTGTTGCCGTCCGCGTTGATGACCAGCGGCAGATAGCGCCTCATCTCCGGGTCCTTCGTATGCGCCTTCTGCTGCACGGCTTTCTTGAACGTCTTGTCGACGTTGCCGATGCTGCCGCCGACTTCCAGCGTTTGCAGGCTCTTGTGGTGCACGACATTGCCCTGGCCATAGCAGAAATAGTCTGAAAAGCGCTCGGCATCGGTGCCGACGCCTTCCATGCTGACGACATTGACGCCGCGCACGATCGCGCCGTGGCTTTTCGTTTTGCCTGCTCGCGTGATGAGTACGCGGCCTTCCGCGTCGGTCGTCACCAGCACGCCGCGCAGGCGCGCGACGCGTGCGAGCACGTCGACAACCTTTTCACCGTGCTCGATCTTCAGGTCACGGATCGCTTCCCCGATGTCGGTATCGATCTTCACGTCGATACCGAACGGCTTGCACAGATCGCGCGTGATCTGGTCGAGCCTCGCGTTGCGCCACTGGCCGCCCTGATAGATCGCTGAGCAAGACACCAGATCGCCGCTGCGGCTACGGCCTTCGATCTTCAGGCCGCAGTCGTCGCGCTTATAGAACGGCTCGGCCGCCAGTACCGTACCTGTCACGATCAGCGTGTCATTGATACGCACTTTGATTGCGTCTTGGCGCTTAATATTGGGCGGATTGCCGGGAATCAGGGATACCGGGATGGTGAATCGGCTGGATAGCGTTTCCAGCGATCGCTCGATGGTGGACGACAACCAGCCCTGATAGTTGCGACCATTGACGGTCACGAAAATCTTGGCGTCATCGCGCGTGAATTGGTCAGGCTTCGTCATGCGTCAATCGTGCTTGATGATGCGCAGCGGCGTGCCGGGCGGCACGAGCAGCGGATGGCGGATGTGCGGATTCATCGCGACGATTTCGTCGGCCCAGCGCACCGTTCCGAACATCCGATAGGACACGTACAGCGCCGGTTGCCACGATTCCGGCGTGTACGTCGTGAGGCGGGCCAGATCGCGCGAACGCGCCTGCAAATCAGCCAGCACAACGGTTTTCAGGTTCAGCAGCGCGTCGTGCGTGGTCACTGCGCCGACACCGCCCACCGGCTCGGCGGCGCTCACCAAAATCAGTTCGGTGATCTGCTGATTGAAGTCAGTACGCAGCGCGAGCGCCTGGTCATAGTTGTCCAGCTCGATTTGCGTCGCTGCGCGCACCGCCATGATGGTCGCGACGCCGTTGAAGAACGTTTCCAGCGTCTTCAATGACTGTGCCTCGGCTTGCCGCGCGGCCGTTTGGTACGGGCTGACGGACGGCGTGAAGGCTTCGGCGAGCTTCGCCTGGGCGGCGGAAGGAACAAAGCCGGTCGGCGCGTACGCGGCCGCGATCGTCGGACTGATGGCCTGCGGCAGACCCGACGGCGATGGACGCACCTGCTGAACCAGCAGGCTGCGGGTCGCGGTCGGGGCTTTCCACAGGTTTCGCGCCGCGCCGAATACCGACCACGCCTCGTTTGAGGTCAGCGTTTCCGGGATTTTGGCCAGGTCCGAAATGCGGCGGCCGAGAATCGACGGAATCGCCGACAGCTCGTTCAACGGAAACGTGATGTACTGGCGCACGAGGCTGTTGTACGTGTCGAATGTGCGATTGACGAATGAGATTCCATCCCACAACGTGTCCAGAGCCGACCGCATGCGATTCAGCACATTGTCGTGCGCCCAGCCGGTCAGCTTCGACAGATCGAAGTTCGCCGTCAGCGAATCGATCAGCGATTGTTCGGCGGTGTCGGCCGCGTCGGCTACCTGGTCAGCCGTATTGGTCACACCGACCGGATAGCGGCGCGCCTCGGCCCGAACGAACGACAGCTCCAGCCGCGCGCACCCGCCTTCAGAAGCCGGCGCTTCCTTCACCGTGTATTTGCCGTTGCACCAGCAACGAATACTGCCCTGTGTCGGATGCACCAGCACGCCATCACCCGTCAACACCTGGCGCAGACGGTTCAGTTGCTCCAGGTAGTCGTCGCCGACCACATACGCCGAGAACTTGATTTCGCTCGCGCCCGCGCCCATGCGAAACACAGTCGGCAGGTCCTGGAACGGGTATTCGCGCAGCACCGTGTTATCGCCGTCCGTCATCTCGATCGTGTCGACCTGGAACGGCACGTCGCGCCACGAAGCGGTGCGCAGTTGATCTAGCCAACTGGTTCCCAAAAGGGCCATTAGTAGCGACCTCCGGGATTGGTCGCGCCGGCGTCGACGCGCAGCGCGGCGGGTTGTTGCGTCACCGTCGCGCTGGTCATCACGCGATCGTCGCGAACGGATACATTGACGTTCAGGCTGCCGTTACCGATTTCGACCTTCTGCGGTTCGGACTGGATGCGCTCGAGCATGGCCAGCGCCGTCGACGGCTGCGTGAGCGGATTGGTCAAGTAAGCGGGTTGCGTACGCAGGATGCTGATGCGATCCAACGTTTCCTGCGGGACTTGAACAGTGGAACCATCCGCACGCCGGGTTTCACCCGCTCGCTGCGATGGCGGCACGGACATACCGTTGAGCCGGTCGCCAGCCAACTGCGCGCCGAAGAATCCAAGCGCACCGCCGAGCATGCCGCCGATCGGCACAGTCACCGGCGCGAACGGTCCGCCGAATGCGCCGAGTGCTGCGCCGGCCTGTGCGCCAGCCCATCCGCCCGCGACGCCAGCGGCAGCGCGGCCGGCAGCGTTTGCCTTTTCAGTCGGCGTTTTGCTGTTGTCGAGCAAGGCGGGAAGCAATTCGTATGCAGCGAGTGCACTAGACACCACCCACGGCGCACTACCGCCGAGCCGGCCTAGCAATCCGCGCCGCGCAGCGGCTGCCGCTGCTCCGCCAGCCGCGCCGGCGGTGCCCGTCGCGCTACCGTCGAGAGGGACAGGAGCATTCCAGCCCGGCACCTTGTTCACGACATAGACAGGAATGGGGCCACCGTTGAGCCCGCCCAGGCCACCAGCATCAGCAGTACCCGCACCACCGCGCTTACCGCGATTCATCAGAAAGCCGGCCAAGGCACCGCCAACACCGGCGGCGGTCGCGACTGTTGCGGCCTGCCCGAGCGCCGTTAGGGCGGTTGTCGTCCCCGGTAAGGCTTGCGCGAATTTCGTAACAGCATCGAGTGCGGTATTTAACGGCTCTTCGACTCGTTGGAATACTCGACTGCGAGCAATGTCGACTTCGTTGCTGGCTTGTTGAGCCTTAAAGCCGGCGCGCGTGGAAATCACGTTGAAATTCGAAGCCATCGCCTCGCCGTTATCTCCATGCACTTTGCCGAGCACGTCTTTTACGTAATTCATGTTCGACATGATGCCGATCAGCGCCATCAATGCCTCTTTGTCCTGAATTACCTGTCCGACCGCGGAGCCTTGCAGAATGGACGCCATAGCTTGATAGGTGGCCTTCTGTTGGTCCCCCGTTTCGGTTTCGGCCTTCTTTTTCAAAGCAATGTATTTCGGGTCTTTCGCAGCGATCTGCTGTGCAAAGTCGGCGAAGGCATGGACTCCATCGTATCCACGCTCGCGCGCACGCGCGAGGGATTGGGGCAGGTTGTAGCCAAGCTTCTTGAAATCTTGCGCGGTGTCCGAACTGTTGATCTTCAGGATCAGGTTGTTGAGGTTGTTTCCAGCCTTGTCGGCGCTTCCTGCCGTGATTGCCGACGCCTGGGCATACGACACCAGCTTTTCATAGTCGGCCATGCCGCTCATGCCAAGCTTGTCGCTCGCCGATGCCATCAGCTCCGGCAACCAGCGCGACATGTCTTTCACTTCGAAGCTGCCTTCCTGGCCGGCGACAATGGCTTTCGAAATGGCCGGCTTGATCTCATCCTCACGAAGTTTGAAGTTGCGAATACCCGCGACGGCGATCTTCGAAATGTCGTTCACATCCGCATCGCCGGCGGTCGCCCCTTTCTGTAGATCGGCCAGCATTGCATTGGCCGTATCGATCTTGACGACCCCTGACGCGATAACGCCGCTCATCGCCTCAGCGGCCGAATCCCGCGAGCCACCGCCTTGCTGCACGGCCGCGTTGATGGTCTGTTCGATATCCCGAATCTTCAGAATGCGCACGGCAGGAGACAGATCGCCATACGCGACGTTGGCGATGTGACCCAAGCGCTCATCGAAAGATATCGGCCGCTTAAGCGAAGCCGCAGCGGCGGCACCGCCCGCCGTGACGCCACCGACAACAGCCGCGCCGGCCTGCCCGACGCGGCCGACCACGTGTGCGGCACGTTCAGCATTCCGCCGAATGTCGTCCAGCCGGCGCGCCACGCTGCCGAGATACGCGTTCATCCGATCGAGCGATGATCGGCCGCCGATCCGCGATATCGCCTGGTCGGCGCGCTGCGAAGCGTTCGCGATGTTGCCCAGCGCGGACTGCATGCGTCGCGCGTCGGCGTCGACTCGGCTTGCCCCCGTCTTCGCGCCAACCTTTTCCAGCTTCTTCGCCGTGCTGTCCGCCAGCGCCCCCGTCGCATCGAGTAGTTGCTTGTCGCGCTGCACGGCCAGCTCGGTGAGCTTGCGACGCCGAGCCATTGCGCGAGCGATGCCGTCGACATACCGCTGGGCACGTTCGCCGCCGGACGCCCCGACGCGAGCCAACGCGGTGTCGGCGCGCTGAGACGCGGCCGCGACGCCCGACAGCGCGCTTTCCATCCGCCGCGCGTCGTTCTCCAGACGCGCGGCGTTTGTCTTGCTGCCGACCTGTTCGAGCGCCTTCTCGGTCTTCTGCGCCGCACGGTCAACGCCTGTGAGCGCCTTCGTTTGTCGCTGGCTGGCTTCTTCGAGCGCGCGCGCGTTCTCGGTCGCGCGGCGCTTCAGATCGCCGGTCAGATTGATGACGTACCGCAGCACCATGTTGCTCATCGTCGTTTCCTCGCCTGTTCCAGTCGGGCCTTATTCACGCGGTCCAGCTCAGAGGCCCATGCCACCAGTTGCGACAGCGGCATCGTCCGAACTGTAGTCAGCGAGCACGGCAGGGCCAGGCTGAGCCGACGCGCCAGCGTCTCCCATTGTTCCAGCCTGGCCCTCGGATCGCGGGCCAGACTGTTCCTTTTCGCCGGCGAGGATTGCGTCGAAATCGGCCTGCGCGATGAGCCCGTGGCGCAACTGCGCGGCGAGATCGACCAGCACACAGCGTTCCTCGATCTTCGCCAGATCGAGCGGCGACAGGCGACCGAACATCTCCAGCGTGAGCAGCTTCTGGTCGATGGAATCGAGCCCGGCGCATTCGAACCGGTCGACGTGGCGCAGCGTCATGGCGACGCGATACAACTCGTCGGAAACCAGCAGCGTGGGCTTGCCCTTGATCGATACAACGCGCTCGGCCAGCTCGACGGCAGCGAACTCGTCCGCGACGGTGGTTTCGCGCAGACGAACGGTGCGGTAATGCACGGTCTGTTCGCCGATTTGCGATGGCAGCCCGTCGACCAGTTGCACACGGTAAATATCGCTCTTGTTCATGATGAAATTCGAATATGAATAGTTTCAACGCCGGTTAGATACGACGAAGGCAGGACCGGCGCCTGCCTTCGTCGTGATTGCGTCAGCGTTGCGTTACAGCCATTGCAGCGCCGTGAGCGCGATGAACTCGACGTCGGCCGGTCCATTGCCGATCTCGCCCATGCTCTTGAACGTGCACTTGCCCGCGCGGCAACGCCGGCCCGTGTGCAGGTTCGTCATCACGATCTGCGCTTCGCAAATCGCGCTGATGCTCGCCGGATCGCGCGAGCCCGTGAACAACAGCTTGGCCTTGATGACGCGCGGCACGCGCTTGCGGGTCGTATAGTCCGGCCCGTTCGCGGCCAGCGCGGCCTCGCGCTCGAAGCCGGCAGCGCCTTCGATCGTCGCGCTGCCGTCTTCGATTGCCCATTCCTCACCATCCACGGTGAAGCTATCCACTCGATAAAGTTCGCTATCGCAGGCCATATAGCCCTCCAGTCAGTCAGAAATATGTGTGGTGTTGCGTCGGCGATCAGACGTGGCCCGCGATGAACTCGCTGGTGATTTCGGTCTGGTAGTGCTGCGTGATGAGCACCGGCTGGTCCACCACCTTCAGCTTGCCGTTCGGCCCGTCGACCTCGACCAGCAGCGTCTTCTTGTAGTGGTCCATGTTCTGGAACAGTCCCGCCGTCACGAACTGCTCGTAGTTGTTCAGCATGATGTCGGTGCCGAGCTGGGCGGTCATGATCTTCTGGCCGGGGATGGGCTCGGTGAGGTATTCGGCGATCTTGTAGCCGCGATACTTCGTCTGGATTTCCGACACCGTGAACCAGCGGTAGTACGAATTCGTCTTCACCCAGTTCAGGTTCCGCCACGACGGATCGACCGCGCCGCTCGGATGCGTCGTGTAGTTCGTCACCATGCGCAGGATGTTCGCGGTGCCGTCTTCCATCGTCTCCAGCACAGATCCGCCAGCCAGCAGCATGTTGTTGCGCTGCTCGACCTCCCAATCGTCTTCCAGGCGCGCGGCGACATAGCCATTCAGCTTGACGCCCGTAAAGGGGGCGGCCGGATCGATGGCAGCGTGGCTTTCGATCGCCGCCGCCGCCGCCGCCGCCGTTTCCCACGGGTTCGTCAGATCGCGGGTTACGCAAAGCGTATGCACCTGCGGGCTGTTACGCGGGCCGAGCCAAGCGACGACTTCGCCTTCGGTGCCGCGCACGACCGTGACGGCCTGGCCATCCTGCATGTTGTCGAAGCTCCATCGCCGTTCCAGCTCGGCCTCCAGCACGCCCATATTCGCGCTGTCGGTGTACGGCATCGCGTACTGCGTTGCGCGAAAGCCCTTGATCGCCGAGACGATGGGCGTGATATCCGGATTCACCGCACCGCCCGACATCGGCGTGATCGTCATCGTGACGCCCTGGGGCAAGCGGTCATCCGCGTAGTACGTGCCGCGCAGATTGATGCTGTTTCCCGTCTCGCCTTTCCAGCGACACGTCAGCTTCACTTCGCCATCAGCACCGCCAGCTGCCGCGCTGACCGGGAGACTCGGCGTCGCCTTGATTGCATTGATGAGCTTCGTGGCGACCGTGGCCGGTGTATCGTTGACGGCGACGCCGACACGGACGCGACGGCCGCCGATGTACAGCGGCAGCTCGCCTGCCGCGTGCTGCGCGTCGACCTGGATCGTCACTTTGCCGGTAGCAGCGATCGCCGTCGCATCGTCGGCCAGGATCACCAGATCGATGGGCATGCCGAGATCGGCGTTCGCCTTGGCTGCGCGCCACATGGCGAGCAGCATGGAGCCTTCACCGAGCAGACCGATTGCCTCGGCTTCGCTCGTGACGCGCTGGCGCTTCTTGATGTCCACGCCAGCGGGCGGGCTCGCCTGCCCGATCAGCAGCACGCTGCGCGGCATGCCGCGCAGCCCACGGATTGCCTTCGAAGCGTCGAATTTGTGGGCCGCGAAGGGCACCAGGAAGTTGATGGAAAGCAGGTTCGGCAGCATCTTCTATCGTCCTGTAAATGGGCGTTGAAACGGGGTTGAGCGGGACTTACTCGGGCAATGGACAACGGATCAGGTCGTCGTCATCGAGCAGGCGCAAAATGCGCAAATTGACCGTCGCGGGGCTGGCGTCCGTCTCGCTGTACAGGCCGCCGAACTCCCGGTTGACGACCACGCGCCCGACGCCGGCAACTACGCCGATCTGCTCGCCGAGTCGCGGCGGCGGCGGTGGAGATTCCTCGACCGGCGTTTCGATGGCCTCGGTTTCGAGGTCGGGTGTGGTGTCAGCTTGCATCGGGGTTTTAGCTCGGGCCATTGGTCACTCCTTTGATTTCAATTTGCACGTCGGGGCCGGGTTCGGGCGGCGGCGGATCGGGCGGTCGTGTCGTTGGCGTCGTATGCACCTCGACGCCCACCAAGTCGGCCAGATCGTCGGAATTCAGCAGGCCGGCGAACTCGACTTCCTGCCACCAGCCGATCATCCAGACGGCCAGTCCCTTGGCATCGAGCTTGCGGCTGTACATGTTCTCGGCCACCACGTGATCGGCCTTGCCTGTACATGGCGGCCGATTCCAGCTCGTCAGGATTCGCGACACCACCTCGGCGCGATACACGGCGGCTTGTGCGCGCTCGACCCGATTCACATCCTTCGTCACGACAAACACGGCAAGGCGCGCGGACCATGCGTTCCGCGCGATGTACTGGCCGGCCTTCGGCAAGTGCCGCCAACCGAGAAACGCCGTGAAGGCGGCCGGCGCTGTGAACGACTTCGCGTTGACTTCTTCCGTATCGAACTGACCGCCATAGGCTTCGATCGTTTTGAACAGCTTTCCGGCCTTGGAGCGCAGTTCCGCGTTCACGGCGTCGAGCAGCGCGAGGCTGACGATGTGCGTGTCCATCACATCATCCTCACGGCATCGAGCAGCATGTCGCCGATCAGCGCGGCGTCGCGATCGTTGACGCCGAGTACCGGTCGCGCCTCGATATGCACCGCATGCCCTCGGCCGGCATCTCCGCCGAAATGGTGAATGCGCGCGTATTCCATGTTGCTGCCGATCTCCAGACCGTCCGGGATGAGGCCGTACACGTAGCTGTCGTACAGGTTGTGCGAGTCGATCAGTGTTTGACCCTCGCGCGCGAGCGCGGCGGCCGACTGCGGCATCGGGCTTCCGTCCCACAGCAGTTGTTGGTCGAATCGATCCTGAATCTGGCCGAGCATGTATTCGCCGATGTCTTCGCGCGCACGCACGAACGTCGCGCCGCCGATCGCGGCAAGATGCCGACGCAACGCGTCGTCGCCGCTGAAATCCCATTGGACTGAGACGCCGTTCATTTCCCGTACCTGTTCCAGTTGTAGTCGCTCGGCACCTTGCCCCACAGCACACGCCTGCCGCTCGCGGCAGGCGGCGGCAGCAGCCGCACCTTGCCGGTCGACACATCTCGCAACCAGTCATTCCAGTACTTGCAGCGCTTTTCCTGCTGTTCGGTCGCGTTGTCCGGATCGTCCATCAACGAACAGCGTACGAGCGACAGACAGCACGTCTTCAGCGGCGTCTGGTCGATGTCAGCCTGGTCCAGCGGCAGGCGCACGTTGGACCGCAGGTAGCCGTCCATGAAGCGACTGGACTGCGCCAGCATGGAAGTCAACCGAGCCATCGCACGGTCGCACGTCTCGCGCTCGTCATCGGTACGCTCGGGCGAGTACTCCCCGGCGATGCCCTCGCGCAGCAGCTCAGGCGTCAGCACATCGCTTTCTTCGTCGCGCAGCAACTGACTGGTTTCGTCCAGGCCGAACTCCTGCACGTACTCGGGAAGCGTGGCGTACGCGCTCATTTGCGTACCTTCGATGCGGCGCCACGCTTCGCGCCGGGCTTCGTGCCGCTAGGCTTCGCGGCCGGCTTCGTCGGCGTGGTCGCGGGCAGAGCGTCAGACAAGTCGACAGTGGCCTTCATCGACGGGGCCGTGCCTTCGCCGCCTTGCGAACCATCTTCGTGCCCATCCGACGCGCCCGATTGGGTAGCGTCCATCGAGGTGCCGGGATTCGCGTCGGCTTCGAGCTGCGCGCCATCAAGGATGGATCGATCGCAGTCGACATCGCCGACTTCGCGCAGCACGCCGCTGCCAACCAGGTCGGCGACGTGATCCGGATGAGCGACCACACGCGCGCCGACATCACGCGACCTGCGATGAATCCGGACAGGCTCCAATACTTCATAGGTTTTCTCGCTCATGATTTCTCCTGCCTGCACCCGGCCGACGCCGCACGTCCACGTCGGCCGGGGTCGCTGGCGCTCTCGCGGTGTGTTATGCCGGCGTGATGACGTCCTTCAGGAAGAAACCCAGCTGGGGCGCGCAGACGACTTCCTTGACGGATTCGCCGACGCGCACGCGGCGACCGCCGCGCAGGCCGATCTTGGAGTCGTACTCAGCACCAGCGATGCGCGTGCCGTACTCGGCCGTGAAGCCGAACGTGACGTTGGCCCCGTCGACCACGCCCGCGATCTTGGCCGCCGCAGTGTCTTGGTACAGCAGCGACATGCCGCCGCTCCAGGCCGGCGCGATCTTGGCCTGCTGGCCCGGCTTCGACAGGTTCACGCGAGCGCGGCCCACCAGAATTTGGTCGATTTCCAGCAGTTCCGCGACCTGCTCACGCGTGGCCGCACCCTTGTCGCCGGCATTGCCATGCACGGCCTTCGCGATCACCGGGTGCGTTCGCAGCGCGCGCCATTCGGATTGACCGAGCACGGCGACGTTCGGACGCATGATCGGGCGATCGAGCACGTCGAGCAGAAATTCCAGCGGGTCGCTGTTCGGGTTGTCGAACCGGTCGGTCGCTGCCACGTTTTCCGCGTTGCCCTTGTAGGTCGAAGGAGTAAACACGGTGCGAGCCACGCGAATCTCGCGGTCGAGCAGGATGAGACCGGACAGCATTTCGGTCGTCAGAGCCTCCAGGTTGGTGTTGTCCGGCGCGTTGTCGATGTCGGTCTGCGGCAGCGGGTGATCCAGACCGTGGTCTTCGGTTTCGGCCGTGAGGCGTTCGCCGTTGAATTCCACCTCGTTGACCTGCGAGCGGCGGCCCACCTTCGTGTCGGGAACCGTGAACTGCTGTTCCGGCGGGTAGTACTGGTACGCGAACTGCGTTTTGGCGAGCGGCGACGTGCGCGGCAGCACCTGGTCGGCGATCATCGACTGATTGCGCACGATCACCGCGATGGCGGTCAGTTGCGGGTCGAACGGAAACGGACTGGGCATGAAAAGCTCCGGTATAGAGTGAGTCGAATGGGTGGCCGGTGTTGGCTGTGATCAGCGGCCGATGAAAACCGCGCCGATGTCGCCGACAACGCCGCTCAGCAGCGCTTCGCCGATCGATGCTTCGCCGGCAGCAGCCGGCACTGCTCGGCCCTGGGCGTCAGCCTTGATGCGATCGCCGCGTGTGACGGCCGCGCCGTACAGAACGGGCGTCGGCCCGAGCAGCACCACGTCGACGCGCCCGCCGTCGGTCGCGCCTGTGTCGGTCGTCGCGCCAAGCAGCTTTTCGCCTGCCGCGCCGACGGCGGGTGCCGCGTGGTCGTCGGCATCGCCGTAGGCGACGAGCCGGTGCGGTGCGGCCTCGCCTTGCGCGATGTAGCTGGCCGTCACGATACGTTTGTTGGTAAGCATGTCGCTCCTCGTTTGAAGTGTCGGGAAAATGCGTACGCTCAGCGTCAGCCGTTGTTGCTGACGTGCATCACGGCCTCGGCGTACGACACCGCGATGCCCTTAGCGGCCTGACCGTTCATGAACTCGCGAGCGGCGTTCGCGATCACCTGCGGGTCGCTCGTGTCGGCCGGCACGTCGCTGTTGTCGCGATGGCCGAGCTTGACAACGGGCGTGCGTGCCGACATGAACTCGGCGAACCATTGCGCGGGCGTCTTCGTGACCGTGCCGTTGCCGGCGGAGAACTCGAACGAATGGCCGGCGCTTTCGATCTGCGCCATGAACTCGGCCAGGCCGGACTGCTCGGCGGGCAGCACGCGGCCATCCTTGATCCAGCCCGCGATCTGCGCCGAGATGCGCTCGGCACGGCGTTCGCTTTCGATGCTTGCCGCACGCGCGTCGGCTTCGCTGATGCGCTGGCTGAATTCGACCGCAGCCGCCTCGCGGCCCTGGGTCATACCTTCCTGGCGCGCGCGGTCCAGGTCTTCCTGCGTGATGGTCACGTCGTTACCTCCGGAGTGAGAAAAAGCGGAAGCTGCGACGACGGGCTCAACGTCGTTGGCTGCGCGCGCAGCTTCTTCGATGGAATCGATTTGCCAGTTCGGCACCACGGCATCGGCTACATCCCGGCCACGGTCGCCGATCAACCATTCGCGCACGCTTCGAAACAGACGCGCGGCGGTCTCCAGGCCCCAGCCGATCTGAGCGACGCCGGGCGCGGCGAATTCGAAGCATTCGTGACCGTCCGCGAACTCGACCGGGCGCAGGCCGTCGATCGCGGGAGGCGTAGCGCCGAGCCAGCCGACATGGCGCAAACGCCAGCCGTGCTGTTGATCCTTGAACAGCGACACGGAGCGATTGCGGTACGCGCCGGATTCGACGCCGGCTTCGAACTGCGGGTTGATGTCTTCGAAGCGCGCGAACAGCGAATCGCCTTCGCGCTTCAGCTCAGCGGTCCACGCGTAGGCCGGATCATTGTGCTTCGGGTGGCCGAGCACGGCCGGCGCAGCGCTCAGCGCATGGTTCGCGATCACCTGGTCGATGTCGGCACGCGAGAACGTGATGTGCTGGCCTTTGGCGTCGATGTGACTGCCGGCACGAAACACCTCGATCCAGTTGGCGAGGCCCTTGGCTTGGTAAGAAGTGGTCTTGTCCATGCCTCGCAGTGTGCGTGGCGCGGATCAGGAAAAAATGGTGAACCGTTTCACAAGCAAATGGTTCTGCTGTGACGGTTTGAAGAGAGACGCGTTTAAACGGCCTACACGCCGTTCGGTCGCCTAGGATGGCTCTTGGGTCATCCAAAGGGCCATCAGCGGTTTTTGATGACGTTTTTACGTCTTTTGAAAGGGGTGCTGTGAGAGAGCGTCGGCAGTCACTCGAACAGGTCGCCGTTCAGCGGCTCGGCGGGACGTTCGCCGAGAATCTGAAACACACGACGCATCGTGTATCCGGTGCGGATGGCAATCTGGTCAACGGTCAATCGCTCGATGTATCGAAGGTGGCGAACGATCTGATGTCGCTGCTGGCGCGTGACGGCATCCTTCTTCGGCAGCATGATCGTCTCGCCGCCAAAGCGCTCGACCAACGAGACGAAGGCAACCGGGCCGATGTGCTCGACCAGCATATGCTGAGGGTCGATCCGCTTGGGGACCGACAGATAGGCACCGCCGCGCCAGTCGATCAGCGCGAACGCCGCTGCTTCACCCACGCAGTCGATGAGGTCGCGCAGCAGCTCGGGCAGCGCGGCGCGATCGATGACGGGCGGCATGCTCATGCCTTTGCCGCCGAGCTGACACGGTGAAGCCATTGCTTTGCCGCCTCGATCAGCTGCTGCAACTGGTCGGCGCGCGCAAAGCGCAGCGCAGCCAACGCCGGGATACGGCGCTTGGCCCAGGACTCCATCGCCTCGTGCGTATCAATGCGGACTGCGCCGCACGCGGCAAGCTGCGCCCACAGAGCCGATAGCTTGCGCAATTGCGGTTCGCGCCACACGCCGGCATCGGCACGCGGATTCGTGGCGTCGAGCAGTTTGTGAAGGCGTGCGTGCGCCTCACGGCGCTGTTTGTCGGTCAGCTCGGCGGCTGAGCGGACGCCGAAGTGCGCCAGTAGCCAATCCTTGTATTGATCCTCGCTCATGCCTGCCTTCATCGCCTTCAGGCGGACCATCTGGCTGTCGCGCTTCGTCGGATCGTTCGAGAGCGCCATATCAGAAACCCTCGATATGATTGAGTTGCGCCCGTGCCTGGTTCGCCGCAGCGAACATGCTGAACAGGCGGCGTTTGTTGCGGCGAACGTATGCGACGGCGTCCAGGAATGCCGCGTCCTTCGTACGGCCGGTGCCCACCGGACTACCGGACAACAGGTGGGTGACGGTCCAACCTCGAATGCGCCCGTAGTCGTCATGTTCGGCGTGCACGCCGAACGATGCGTCGGTATACGGCAGACGAACGCTGTCACCGCATACGGTGCGCAAACCGTCACCGAAAAGAGCCTGATAGATGATCTTGACGTCGTTCACAGTGATACCCCGGAAGGTGGCTCGGCGCGCACGGTACAAACGAGCGGCTCCGCGCCGTAATAGAGGTGGAAGTGACCAATGCCGGATGCGCCGAGCAGGTAAAGCACGACGGTTAGCGCGCCGAGCATGGCAAGCAAAAGGCGTAGCACGTTCATGCGCCGTCTGCCTCGGGTTGTTCGAACGTGCCGGAGAGAATCGACTCGAGCGCCGGAACGTGGCGCTCACCGGCAATATGACCGCAGCACATGCCAAGCGCGAATTCGACCGCCCCACGTTGCACGCCGGTCAGCACGGGCGCGGCGTACACCGCAACCATCGCCGATTCGTCTCCGGTCAGTAGCGCGATTGCCTGTGCCAATGACGGGTAACACCATGCCGGCAGGTCCGGTTTTTCGCCTATGCGAAACAGGTCTGCGGCGACCTGCTGCGGCGTCTGCAAGCGCATCACGTTCTGTTCGTTCTTCGTCATATCGGGTTCCTCGGCTGCATCGTCAGTACTCGGCCGCCACGCCGAATAGACGCCCGCTTGCGCGGGCGTTTCGCATGGGCTCAGCGCATCAGTTCAGCGCGTCCTTCAGCGCTTTGCCCGGCTTGAACTTCACGGCCTTGCTGGCGGCGATCTCGATCGCTTCACCGGTCGCGGGATTGCGCCCGGTGCGCGCCGCGCGCGCGGAAATACCGAACGTGCCGAAGCCGGACAGCGCCACGTCGCCGTCTTCCAGCAGGCCGGTGCGAATCGCGTCCAGCACGGCGTCGACCGATTGGGCGGCCTGGGCTTTCGTCAGTTCGGCGTGCTTCGCCACGGCGTCGATGAGTTGCGATTTGTTCATGAGGTTGATTCTCCAGGTTGAGGTAGGTGAGCCGCGAAGCGCTCGCGGCGGGCGTTACTGCAATCAAACGTATGGCGGTGTGCGGTTCCAACCGATCAGGTTTCCCGTGAACGGCAAGCCGTACAGCTCGGCGAAGAACGCCACCATGTCGCGCCAGCCGTCGAAGCCATCGGCGCGCGCCAGCGCCTCGGCTTCGGACTCGTCCAGCAGGCGCGCACCGACGAACACCTGCGGCAAGCGGCCGGCGAGCGGCGGCAGAATCTGGATATCCGACACGTATTCGCAGACCTCCTGAGCGATGACGCGGGCCTGCTTGGTGCGCAGGCCGACATACATGCGCAGCAGGTCGCCGGGGCATGGATCGCGGCCATCGGCGCGCTTGGCGCGGATCGTGTGGGGCTTGTAGCCGCTGGTAATCAGCGGCTCGAACTGCGTTTTGAAGCTGAGCAGGTACATGGCCGCGTCTCCTTCACAGCGATGCAAAATCGAGGCTGATGGGCGTGTACTGCTCGCTACCGTCGACGCGCTCATAGAAGCGCATATAGGTCTTCGTGCCGACCACCTGCACCGATTCGCTGATGGCCTGCATGGCGCGCTGCCACTTCTCGTCCTTGATGTCCAGCCGCCGCAACGCGAGCACGCGGCCCACGTTGATCTTGCCTTGCTGGTCCGTCTCGAACGCCTGCTGAACCAGCACTTGTATCTTCGGGTCGCTGCCGCGCGCCCATTCGTTGATGCACTCGTCAATCAGCACTTTGGCGGCTTGCAGGCGCTCATCGAACGACATGTTCTCGGCCCGCTGGATGACCACCTTCAGCGCGCCGTCGAACGAGTGCAACGTGACGTTGCCCTTGGCCCCGCCGAGCTTCACGCCGTACTTGTCAGCTGACAGCGAAATGAACGCGTTAGCGTCGCCGAATGCTCGCTCCTTCAGCTTGCGCAAAAGGGCTTGCTGAGTCTTCACGGCGTCGGTCAGTTCGCGCACCAGCTCGTCGCGCTCCAGGTCGATGTCGCGAATAGCCGCCTCGGGAACGAGATGGCCCTGCGCGTTCTTGCGGTATCCGGTCGGAATGGTCTGATTCAACTGTTCGGTCATGATGGGTTCCTCGGTTTCAGCTTCAGTTGTTGGCGGATATGTTCGGGCATGGCGGCTTTCGGCAGCGAGGCGTCGATCGGGATCGGGCCGGGCTCGGGAGGCAGCGCAGTGCGCCGTTCATCGACTGTTCCCGTGCCCGATACGCCGCGCAGCTGCGCTTCGCGTGCATCCTCGGCTCGGCCTGCTGCTCGGGCGCTCCGGCTGGCCATCACGGAGCGAAGCCAGCCGTGCGACTTCAGGGGCAGGTCGAGCTTTCCGGCATGCGCCTGGTCGACGGCATACGACAACGCCGCCGCCCAGGTGTCGATCGGAGCCGCGTACGTGGTCCCGTTCCAGGTCACCTGTGCCGCGCGCATTTCGGGCACCAGCTCGCGCATCAGCGCGGCCATGCGGCCCCAGGCCATCTGCGACTTACGCGGACCGAACAAGCCCAGGTAGCGCAGCAGCGGCTTGACGAGCGTGTCTCCGGCCGGATGGATGTCGGCCAGGGCCATCACGATGTCGCGCATGCTGTCGTCGGCCAGGATCACGTCCAGGCTCATTCGCGCACGGCAGTTCGGGCAGACGACTTCAGGAAGCGGCATTGCTGCCTCCCGTGCGATCGGTCGCGGTGTCCTTCAGGCGGCGATACAGCGCGCGACGGCGGTTCGCATACGCGCCCTGGAGCAACACGAAGTTGGTTTTGGCGTTGTGCAGGTCGCGCTCCATCCATGCAAGGTCATGCATGGCTCGCCGTTCGTCGCGCTCGATCCGGCGGAGCTGGCATTGCGTGGTGACGCGCACGAACGCGCGCCGAAATTCTGCGCGGATGCGGCGCAGACCGGCGAGCAGCTCAGACAGAACCGGGCCACGAGCAAGGTCATGCAAGCGCTTCATGACTGCCCCCCGGACGTGTTGCGCGGCTGCACGTCGAACCACGCGGCGAACGCAGCCGCCTCTCCGGACGGCGCGCCGTTTGCGAGTGCTTCGAGCATCGGCAGCACATAGCGGCCCGTGACACAGATCCGCGTGCGGCCGGCCGAGCGGATGATCGTGATGAGCGATTCGGGTTTGTTGGTCATGATGGCCTCACGCATTGCGCTGGTCGCCGAGCAGCAGCGCGTCGCGGGCGACGGCGTGCACCAGCTCGGCGGACAGGTCGTGGTTCTTCTTCAGGCCGTAGTCGCGCAGGGCCGGGATGAAGTTCTCGATGAGCATCCGGGCCGAGCCCCGGCAGTAGTGCCAGAGCGCGTCGAGGACTTCGGCGGACAGCTCGCCCTGGTCGTCCAGTGCGGCTTGGGCGAGCGCATCGGCATCCTCGCGCGAAACGCCGCGCACAACCTGCGGCCAGAAGCCGACGCGCGAGCGGATTTGGTCGAACTGGCCGTAGCTCGGCTTGATGAGTTGCAGCAACCGATCGGTGCCGACCAGCACGACGCCGATGCCAGCCTTGTCGCGAATGCGGCGCAGATAGTGCAGGCAGCTCGGCATCATCGTCTCCGCTTCGTCCACGATGATGAGATACGTCGTGCCGCTCAATGCCTCTGTGATCGACGCGAACTTGCCATCGAGCGTACGCGCCATCGGGGCAGACGATGCCGTCAGCAGCTCATCGAGCATCACAGCCGGTGACATGTTTGGGTTCGCTTCGATGATGATGGTGTGGCTGTTCTGCTCTTTGTACTGGCGCACCGCATCGGTCTTGCCGACGCCGACGAAGCCCGTCAACACGCCGAAGTTGCGGTACTTCCGGGCACGGTCGCACACAACGTTCGCGAGCTGGGACACGCTGGTCTGGACATGCGGCATCGTGGTGATCGTTGCGCGGCCCGTGTACGTCGCAAGTGCGTCGGACATCATGCGCAGCCACTTCGTCGGCTCGGTGCCGTACTTGCCGTTCAGCACCGTGGACATCGTGCCGACGTTGACGCGCGACAGACGCGCGAGCCACGAACGCGTCTTCCCAATTTCGGCCAGCTGCGCGACGATGGCGGCAGCTTCGGCGCGGTTCGCTTCGCTGTAGTGCTCGGGCCACTCAACCGGAACGGCCACGGCGTTGTCGGTTTGGTTCTTCGAAGTCATGGTCGCTCCTTAATCGTTGTCCAGCAGATCGATCACGATGCCCTTGCCGGGGCGCTCCAGATCGATACGGGGTTGCACGGTGAGGTCGGGCAACTGCGCGAGTTGGTCCTCGACGGTGATGCTGTCCTGAGCGCGTGCGCGGGCTTCGTCGGCCTTGCGTTCCAGGCGCTTGATCTGGCCTTGCAAGCGCTTTTCGCGCTGCTCTTCGAGGCGCGACTGGGGCACGACGCCGACCGTGCGAACGATGCCGGCCTGGCACACGAACCGGTCTTTCGCGTCGTACAGCCAGACCGTCTGGTCGTTGTGCAGGTCGTATTCGATGGTCAGCGGCTTGCCGTCGTACAGCGCCAGCTCGGCGGCGAAGTACTGGCGCTTGTGCAGCTCGACCATCTGGCGCCGCACGGTCCGCTTCTCGCGCGGACGGACGATCGCTTCGGCGGACAGCACGACCGGATTGCGTTCGAGTGACGCCCACACCTGGGCAGGTGTGCGGCCGTCCAACACGTCCATCGGCGTGTGGTTGTATTCGTGGATGAAGTTCGCGAGGCTCGCCATGTACTCGGCGAGCGACGGCAGGCGACGCTTACCCGACCGCACCTCGACAGACAGACGGCGATTCACTTCCGCCGCCATGTCGTCGCCGCAGTAGAACTGACCGCCAGCGAAAAACTTGTCGTGGTGGTCGCGCACCGTGCGGAACCAGCGTTCGATCCAGCCTTTGCCGTGCGGATTACCGGGCAGCGCGCCGATCACGTCCATTTCGAAGCGTGCATAAAAGCCCGTCGCCTGGTCGTTCAGCAGCTTGGCGCGGTAGCCCGCGCCCCGGTCCAGGTAGAGGAACAGCGGCAAGTGGTCGTGCGACTGCATCGCGTGCGACAGCGCGAACACCGTCGACAGCGCCGATTCCGATTCGGACAGATACCAGCCGGGCACGTACCGCGAACGGATGTCGATGAACGCCGTCAGCTCGGGGCGGAACAGCCCGCCGGTGTTCGGATGCGCGACGTAGCAGTCGCTCGTGTGGCCGTCGCCCGCGTAGATGTCGCCGACCTTGATCTGTTCGAGCGTGCGCGGCTGGTACTTCTGGTGGCGCAGCTTGTGCAAATGCTTGCCGACGCGGGCCGGGCTTTTCTCGCCAAGCGTCGCCGGCAGCGACTTCAGATAGCGCGTCACGCGCGAGTCGGTCGCCGTATCGAAGCCTTCCTTGCGCAGCTTCAACGCAACGGCGGCATAGCTCGGCTTGCTCGGCAAGTTGTACAGCGCCGTCGCGCGCAATTCCCAGCCGTAGTCCTTGCGCACGCGGCCGGTATGGTTCGACAGCAAGCCGACCTTTCCTTCACGCCGGAACGCGGATAGCCAGCGCTTCAGCGTCGACAGCGACGGCACTTCGCCCAGGCGGGCGAGCAGTTGTTTCTGCACGGCCGAATCGGTGTCGCGCAGGCGCTCGGCCAGCAGCGCAGCGACGTTGTTGACGCTCGCGCCGGACTGGATCAGCTGCACGCCAGGGCCGATCAGCTGATATCGCAGCTCAGCCGTCTGCCGCTGCGCTTCGGTCGCGATGAGCCAAGGATCGCTATTGAGCGCAGCCGGTACTTGGCTGGTCATGATGTCGGATTTCAAGAGTACAGAGCGCATATCGCACCTGATGGGGCGGTAGTCGATCGGGGTGATGGGTTACTTCGTCGGGGCCTTACGAGGACGGCCGGGGCCGCGCGGGCGCTCCATTTCTCGCTCCCACTCGCGCGCCTTGGCTTCGTGCTCGTGCTCCAGGATCAGCGCGCGATACTCCAACGCGCAGCGCTTCGCTTCGTCAGGCGAGAACGTGTCGAGCACGGACGTTTCGCCGTCCATCAGCGCACCGAAGCCACGATGCAGGTCCGCAATCTGGCCGCCGATGATCGCGTGCAACGACGTGAGCGAGCCGTACAGGTGACGGATAACGGGGGTGTGCCATTCGGAATCGTCCGGCAGACCGTTGGTCAGGAACTCACTACCGAGTCGGCCAATGTCCTCGACCGCGAGCAGCGCCTTTTTGTGGAGCGCCGCGCATTCGAGCCGGATGTCCTGCACGACCGCGGGCACGTCGCCGCCCGTCTTGACGCGGCCTTCACGCAGCACGCGCAGTTCTTCTTGGAGGCGATCGCGCTCGCGCTCCAGCACTTCGTTGCGTGTGGCGAGGTCGGTTTTCTTCGCGTTCGCGTCGCGCAGCGCGACACGCAGATCGCGTACGGACAGTGCGGTCAACTCGTCAAACTTCGCGTCGTCCTCGAACAGGTCCTGGAGGACTTCGGGGTCGGCTTTCGCCAGTTCGAGCACCTTGGTCTTGTGCAGGGCCAGTACGCGATCGCGATCTCCGTCTGACAGGCCGGCCGCGAATTTCGCATAGGTCATTGCTTCGTATGCGCGTTGCGGCGGCATGCCTCGATCAGTCAGCATTTCCAGAAAACGCCCGTGCTCGCATTCCGCGCGGACACTCAGCAGAGCAAGACCAGCCTCAACGACCAGGCGCAGCGCGGAATTCGTCTTGTCGACGGCACTGCTGATCCGGTCGGCTTGATTTCCCGTGACGGAAACTCCGAGCGAGTTGGCAAGGGTTGCTTCGGCGTCGCCAAACTCGAAAATCCGAACGTTCGGAAGCTCGGAGCGGCTCGGAACGACATCGTTCGCCGCGCGTTTGTCCGTCGCGCCGTGGTTTTGCTGAACCTTCTTGGCCGCGCTCATGCTGCCTCCCCGGCCCGAGTCTTCATTCCGAGCGCGACGGCAACTTCGTGCCCTTTTCCGTAGTTGGCTTTCTGTACTCCCCGAATGACACGCGAGACCAAAACATACGGGTAGCCGTTCTCCTCAGCCCATTGTTTGATGGTCTTTCCCTGTTCGCGCAGCTTGCGCTTGGCGGCTTCACCTGTCATATTTGCTCCGCAATTGACAACCATATGGACAACGTTTGACGCACAATAGCAAACAAACGTTGCCCTTGCAATAGGTCGACCATGGAAACCAGCGTTGGCGCGCGTTTGCGCGAGGAAAGAAACCGTCTCCGCCTTAGTCAGACAGCGTTTGCTGACCTTGCTGGCATCACAAAGACAACACAGGGCAACTACGAGGCAAACAAACGTTCACCTGACGCTGCATATTTGGCGGCTGTTGCTGAGCATGGTGTTGACGTGCAATACGTGGTAACAGGCACGCATGTGTCCGGTACCGGAGTTGCCGTCGATGCGGTAAAGTCAGCGGTGGAGAAGGCTTACACGATGGTTACTGCCACGGACATGGCCATTACGCCCGCGCAGCTTGCGGCGATGGTCGTGGCACTTCTCCCGGAGATGAAGCCCGAGCCCGCGACCGACCCGGCCCCCTCGGGCGGCGGCGGACCGCGCATTCACGGTGACGGCAACATGGTCGCAAGCGGTAGTGGAATTACACAGGTCGGTGGCCGTGCGAAGATTTCGCATATCAAGAAAATGAAGTTCAATTGACATACAAAGTCAGTGCCACTGACACCGAGGGAATACAAAACGAATGGAAACAAAATTGGCAAAGGCGCTCAGCACCATGAGCGCATCGGGGTTCGGCATCATCCAGGTGGCCGGAGATTTATCGATTACACAGGTCGTCCATCAAGACCAAGACGAAAAGCCTGAAGTAAAGCGCCTTACCAAAGAAGAACGAGTGCAACTTTCCACTTTCACCGAGGAGGTCGTCGCTGCGGAAATGGGGCTTGTTTCCGCTAAGCTCGTGCGTGCATCGCTTAACGCATATCTTGGTGTCAGGAGCGTCGAAGACATGACTGCCGAAATGTTCAATCGAGCATCCATTTATCTGAATGGATGGCGAAACTGCGCATCCGGCCGCGAGCTATCGATCGATGCGATGGTTGCTCAGGTGATGCGAATCTGGACGATTGCCCCGCCCGTTAAGGTGGCAACTCTCGAATTCACGCGTGCAAATTTCAGTCGCGAGATTCTGCGAAATATGACCGTTTGGGAACTGCGGGCGACGCTCGCATTTGCGATGGCAAAGTGGCAGTCGTATTGGGAAGCGAGGAACGCGTAAAGCCCACTATTTGCGGAGCAAGCATGTTGAGTAGTGTCTTTTTGACGGTCACTTGGGTGGCCTTGGGAGCCAGCGCACTTTGTTTGATCTGCTCCCTTTACGTTGTTCTCTGTTATCCGAAGTTTGCGCAGTGGTATGCGGAGCGCAATCGCACTGCGCCGACTCGGCTAAGAGGGTATTGGCGCTGCGTTGGGTGGGCTTTCGCGATGTTGCTTGTCAGCCTCTTGTTCGCGATAGCGGCATACAAAACCCTGCCTAACTCTCATAGTAAACGCAGCACTGTCGACGGTTCCGACGCTGTAGCAGTGCGATGAGGTAGGTCTCAAAGTACTGCAAAAAATAACGATCTTCTGAGAGGACCAAATGCCTGTCGAATGTACTTTTTCCTTGAGTGGTCAGCGCGCGTCGATTCTTCGATGTGCCGGGTTCGGCACCGTCTCCGCGTTCAGCGGAAACGGGCGCTACGTCAACGACCCGAAATCGACCGCGATTCCCGACGATGGCCCGCTGCCAGCTGGCGTCTATTACATCGTTGACCGTCAGAGCGGCGGGCGCATGGGCTGGCTGAACGACTTTCGCGCCGATCTGCTTGCAGGAACGCACCGCGCCGACTGGTTTGCACTATACAGGAACGATGGCGTGATCGACGATTGGACTTCGATCAATGGCATTCGGCGAGGTCACTTCCGACTCCATCCGGTTGGATACTGGGGCATCAGCGAAGGGTGTATTACTCTGCCTCAAAAGAGCCAATTCGAAGCGCTGCGGAAGTTCTTGAAGTCACAACCCACAGGTGTTGTACCGGGCACAAGCATGAAGTACTACGGTCGAGTGACAGTCCAATGAAAAAAACCGTGCATGTGCTCGCGGCGCTCATCCTGACGATCCCGATCTATCTCGGCCTCGCAAACTCGCCCCTCGATGGCTGGTTCCAAAGCGGCGCAGGTTGGCGAGCGTTTGAGCCGCTATTCGATGCGTTCCACGCGCTTGGTATTCATGGCGAAGGTGACATCCTGATCGGAACGATGCTGGTTATCAGTTTCGGGATCGCTCTTGTGCTCGTATGGATCGTCACGCGCCTCTTTCAGAAGGCGAAGCTGCGCACGCAGCAGTGAATTCTGCACCAGTTGGTGAAACGTTTCATAAAGCCCGATTGATCCTCAATCCGTAACCTGATGGCTCAGGTTACGGGTGCCACCTTCGCGAGCGCACCCTGATTATCGGAGTGCGTTTCGTGAAAATTTCCCGCCTCAAAGCCCCGCGTCTTACCGTTTGGTTGATCGCCAGCATCGTGCTGGCGCTGCTCGCTTATACCACCCGGCAGTCCGATCCGCTGCTGTCCATCACGTTCTACAAAGCACACCTCATGTCGCTCGGCGGCTGGGGCGGCTACTGGCTCGATCGTTTGATCTTCCCGTACGCTCGGCCGCATGAGTTCGTGGAAGGCGATGTTGACGCACATTGCGTCGCCGGCTTCCAAGCTGCATCCATTCGTCGCGCGATCATCGTGGCCGCCAGCCTGATCTGCGTGGGCCTTGCGGCATGATCTTCGAAGCCATTCTGCGGGCGCTGTGCGACGACATCCTGCGTACGTTGCGCGCGCTCGCCATCACGATCGCGTTGGTGCTCGTCGGTGCGTTGGCGCTGGCCATCGCCTGCGCCCCCGGTGCGCATGCCCAAGTGCCGGCCGACGCCGCGCGCTACAAACTGGAACTACGCCGTCAAGCGCAATTGGTCTGGGGGCTCAACGCCCCCATCTCGAGCTTCGCAGCGCAAATCCATCAGGAAAGCCACTGGCGTGCTGATGCGAACAGCCCTGTTGGCGCACAAGGACTCGCGCAAATCATGCCGTCGACAGCCACGTGGCTCGGCGGTCTCTACGCCGGACTACGAGACACCGATCCGTTGAATCCGACATGGGCGCTGCGCGCGCTCGTCTCGTACGACAAGTGGCTGTACGACCGAGTGAAAGCGGCCAATCTCTGTGAGCGTATGGCCTTCGCACTAAGCGGCTATAACGGCGGTCTGGGATGGGTTTACAAACGCAAGAAGCTGTCGAATGAGCCGCTGTATTGCTTCGCGAAGACGTGCGAAATCAATCCGGGCATCACGCCGAGCAATCAGCGCGAGAACGCCGAATACCCACGTCGCATTCTGCGGCAGCACGAGCCCTTGTACGTCCGTGCTGGATGGGGAATCGGGAGCTGTACACCATGACGATCACTTTTCACCGCGTCGATCCCCGATCGCGCGCGGCGCTCGTCGCGAGCGCTGCTGCCGTGCTCATCGCGACGCATGGCGCGGCTTACTTCATCGGTCGTGCGAATGGCAAGAGCATCGCGGCTCGCGACAGCTCTGTCGCAACTCAGCGCGCGTATCAAGGCGATATCAAGCGGATCGATAGCGACATCAAGCGCGGCCAGAAAGCTGGCCAAAGGGTCGATGCGAGCGCGCAGCGCATCGATCGGTACTACCACCAGCTCGAAGAGGACGCCCGCCATGACGCGCCTGCACCTGTTGACGATTGCGTGCTGCCTGATATCCGCTTGCAGCGCTGGCGTGCCGCCAACGCCGGACCCTTTGCGAGTCCCGCCACCGCCGAATCTGACGCGCGCGCCGATCATGCTTCCGCAACCGGCCAGCGGCCGAATGCCCGATCTGGAATCGAATCACCGTGACGTGGCAAGGTTGTATTACGGCCTCGCCGCGCGATTTTGTGGAGTGCTCGCGGCGATTGACGCTATGCCGATCGATTGCGCGCCGTATCTGTTGATGGAAGAGAACGATGAATGAACGTGAGTTCGAGCTGGCGCAGCGAATCGAGCAGATGGAGCGCGACACGGCGATCGAACTAGCCCGCGCCCTGTGTCAGGGCGCGGGCGCTGAAGAATGTGTCGAGTGCGGCGATCCGATCCCGGCTGCCCGACGCGCATGCGTGCCGTACGCGACGCGCTGCACTGAGTGCCAGGGACGATTTGAGCAACGGACAACGGGGTTTCCACGATGAACACAAACGATCTGAACGACAAGGTGCTTCTGGCGCTCGGGAATATCCAGGGCGAGCTGCGCGGCATCCGCGAAATGGTTCAGCACGGCCAACAAGCAACCAATCAGCGCATTGACGACTTGAAGGGAGCCGTCACCGAGCGCATCGACGGCCTGGAAGATCGCGTCGTGAAGCTCGAAGGCGATCACGGGAGACTGATGGCAAAGACGGCCGGCCTGGGCGGTGTCGCGGGCGGGGCCATGACGGCACTGGTCGAAGTGGTGCGCTACTTCGCAACGAAGGGCTGACGCATGGCGCACGACCAGAAGGTCCGAAATCAACTGCGCGCGAAATACCTGCAAGGCATGCCGCTGACGACGGCGGCCGACGTGTGCAACGTCTCGTACCAGACGGCGCGCAACTGGAAGCGAGCCGCGAAGGAAGCAGGCGACGATTGGGATATCGCGCGGGCGGCGCAGCGAATGTCGCGCACGAGCATCGACAACATGACTAGTCAAGTGGTCGAGGAAATGTCGGTGCAGTTCCTGGCGACGTTGGAGGAACTGAAGAACAACCAGTCACTACAGCCCGTTCAAAAGGCCGACATCCTTGCGCGTCTGTCGGACAGCTTCATCAAAACGGTGAACGCGGCCGGCCGCTCCAATCCGAAGCTCGCCACGCTGTCGATCTGCATGGACGTGCTGCGCGACTTCGCATCATTTGTCCAGTCGAAGTACCCGAAAGAGCACGCGCGCTTCATCGCGTACCTGGAAGAGTTCGGCCAGGAAGTCGCCAAGAAATACGCCTGATCCCACATGGCCAAGAAATCCAATGCCGCAGACCAGTTCCTGAAGGAACTGATGGCGTTCACGGACGACCAGCGCCGGCTCATCGAAGCCGCATGCGATGGTTTTTCGCCGGACGAAGAAGCTCGTCTCGAACGGCGCATGCGCGTGTTCGGCGGCGACTATCGCTTCTTCTTCCAGACGTACTTTCCGCACTACAGCAACGCGACCGATGCGTCCGTCTTTCATGACTGGTGCTTCGACAATCTGCCGGCGCGTATTGCGGCGGAACAAGGCAAGCTCATCAACCTGTCGGCACCGCGCGGCGAAGCAAAGTCGACGCTCGTGACGCAGGTTTTCACGCTGCTTTGCATCATCCTCCAATCAAAGCACTTCATCCCGATCGTGATGGACAGCGGCGACCAAGCGCAGATGATGCTGGAAGCAATCAAGGTTGAGCTGACCGACAATCCGCGGCTCGCCATGGACTTTCCCGAACACGTAGGGCCGGGTCGTGTTTGGAACGTCGGTGTTGCGCTCACTCGCACCGACATCAAACTCCAAGCGTTCGGCTCGGGCAAGCGAATGCGCGGGATTCGGCACGGCCCGTACCGGCCCGATCTGGTGCTGCTGGACGACATCGAAAACGACGAAAACGTCCAGCAGAAGAACCAGCGCGACAAGCTCGAACGCTGGTTGAAAAAGGTGGTGATGCCGCTCGGACCGCCCGATGGTTCGATGGACATCATCTATCTCAACACGATATTGCATTACGACGGTGTGGCGAACCGGGTGCATCGCAGTCCGCTATGGGAGTCGCGTAAATTCCGCGCGATTATCGAGTGGCCGAAGCGCATGGACCTGTGGGAGAAGTGGGAGGAAGTTTTCCTGAACGAAGGCGAGCAAGCAGCCGACGACTTTTATGCGCAGCGCAAAGCGGAAATGGACGATGGCGCGGTCGTGTCCTGGCCAGCCATGCGTCCGCTGTTGCGCCTGATGAAGATTCGCGCGAACGATCACCATGCATTCGATTGCGAGTATCAGAACGACCCCACGAACAGCGAGAACGCGCCGTTCCAAAAGCTGGTGTACTGGGTGCATCCGTCTGATGCATGGATCTACTTCGGCGCGCATGACCCGTCGATGGGCAAGCACAACAAGGGGCGCGATCCATGTGCGTGCCTGGTCGGAGGGCTCAACCGAAAGACCGGTGTGCTCGATGTGGTCGAGGCAAAGATCGCCCGCATGGTGCCGAACCTCCAAATCGAAACGATTATCGCGTTCCAGGAGGAATACGGCTGCCTGGTGTGGGGTATCGAAATCATCCAGTTCCAGGAGTTTTTCAAGGATGTCCTGGTCGAGCGCTCGCGCGAGAAAGGAATTCCGGTTCCGGCACGAGGCATCCGTTCGAGCGACGATAAAGAGCTTCGGATTTTGTCGCTGCAACCGCACTGCGCAAACGGTACGGTGCGCCTGCACAAGAATCAAACGGTGCTTATCGAGCAGTTGACCCACTATCCGGAAGCCGATCACGACGATGGCCCGGATGCGCTGCAAATGCTCTACATGCTCGCGTATTCGGGGCTCGGTTCGGTCATTCCCAAGATCAAAACAGGCAAACGGAAGGTGCTGCCTTATGGCGCTTGATATCAAACGGTTCGTACGGTCAGTGCGCGGCGTGCTGGGCAAGCAAGCCGCAGCGGCCGACACCGACCCTCACTTCTTCGGCAGGCTGCACATGCTGCCGAATCCCGACCCGGTGTTACGCGCAATGGGCGTCGCGGAAACGGTGTATTCGTCCATCATGGCCGATGCGCACGTGATCGGCGAGGTTCGGTCGATTCGCGGCGAGTTTCGTGGAATGGACTATCGAGTGGTGACGTGGGCCGAGGATGACACGAAAGCGCAGCTGGCGCGCGATCTATGCGAACAGTGGATGCAACGCTTCCGTCCAAATCCGACTGCGGATTGGCTGGAAGTCATGTGGCAAATGCTGACGGCGATCTTCACCGGCTATCGCGTCCATGAGTTGGTATGGGAAGCATGGAACGGCTACCTGGTGCCGGTCAGCGTCATCGACCGTCCAAACCGCCGGTTTGGCTTCGATATCGACGCGCAACTGATGCTAAAGACGCGCGCCGAGCCAATGGGTGCCGTGATCGAAGAGCCGTATCGGTTCATCGTCTCGCGGCACATGGCCACGATGTCGAATCCGTACGGTTCTGCGCTGTTGTCCGGTTGCTTCTGGCCGTGGACATTCAAGACAGGCGGCTGGAAATACTTCGTGAAATTCTGCGAGCGTCACGGTTTGCCGTGGCCGGTCGCGCGTTACGGACTCGGCGCGTCGGAAGCCGAGCAGGAACAACTAGCGCGCGCGATCGAAGCGATGATCGACAGTGGTTACGCGGTTGTGCCGGATGGCTCCGGCGTCGAGTTGCTGGTCGCGAATACGTCGGGCTCCATGCTGCCGCAAGAATCGCTCATCAATGCGGCCAATCGCGAGATGTCGAAGTGCCTCACCGGTCAAGCGATGATCGCCGAGCTGCAAAACGTCGGTGCGCGTGCTGCGACGGAAACGGCGATGAAGCGCCAGAGCGACATCAACGATTCCGACCGCGATATCGCGTCGGCGTCGATGTCGCAGATTTTCCGCTGGATTACGACCTTCAATTTCGGCGAAGACGTGCCATCGCCCGAACTCGAATTCTTCCAGATCAATGCGGCCGGGAAGGATCGCGCGGAAACGTATCAGATCGCGGCCAACATGGGCGCGCGGCCGTCGCGCAAGGCGATGCTGGAGGAACTGAACATTCCGCAGGCGGCCGACGACGCCGATGCGTTGCTGCCGGCCACGTCGCAGCCCACGACAGCGGAATTCGCAGCTACTGACGACGCCGTGCTGATCGAATCGGCGCGCGCTGAAGACTCGCGCGTGCGATCTGCTGCGGACGCTGCTGATGCGGCACTGGAAGCGTCCGTCATCGAGCCCATCGCGCGGATGCTCGAACAGGCCGAGCGTGACGGCCGCTCGCTGACCGACGTTCAGGCCGAACTGACGAAGCTGGTCGGCGAAATCGACAACACCGAACTGATCGGCATCATGCGGCGCGCACTCAACTGGTCATTCACGCAGGGTTACGTCGACCAGGAAATGGAAAACGGCTGATGAAGACCGTTTAAACACGATTTAAAGCGCATTCAAAGGAGCCCAAAATGCAGACTCTCACGGCCGAACAACAAGCTTTGCATGACCAGATCGGGGCACTGTCGTGCATCGTGTTGGTGCTGGTCAGCACACCCCAAAGCGAAGGCGTGTAAATGGCTGTCCAACCGTTCGGCGTGAAGGCTGAAAACGCGATCGCATATCTGCGCGGCAAGGTGCCGGTGGAGACCGAGCGCTGGAACGACATGCTGGGGCCGATGCATGCCACGTCGTTCACCGTTGCGGGCGCGCCGCTCGATGTAGTTAGGGACATCCAAATCGCGCTGGTGCGTGCGCAGGAATCTGGCTCGACGCTAGCGCAGTTCCGGAAGGATTTCGACGCAATCGTTGAGCGCTCGGGCTGGTCATATCGCGGCAAGCGAGGCTGGCGTACCGAGCTGATCTACCGAGCGAATATGCACTCGGCCTATATGGCCGGTCGCTGGCAGCAGATCGTCACGAATGCAGATCGACGCCCATATCTGGAATACCGTGCCGTGCTCGACAATCGGACTCGACCGCAACATCGCGCCTGGAACGGCACGCTGCTACCCGTCACGGCAGGATTCTGGCGTACGCATTACCCGCCATGTGGCTGGGGGTGCCGATGCACCACGCGTTCGTACTCACTGGCCGAACTTACGGCGGCCGGAAAGCAGGTGTCGGACGAGCCTGACGTGCGTTATCGCCTAGTGACGAATGCGGACGGCGAAGTGACCGACCGCGTACCAGTCGGCATTGATCCAGGCTGGGACCACAACGTCGGCCAGTCGTGGCTTGGCCCGGACATGGCGCTAGGCCAGAAGCTGGCCAGCTTGCCCGTCGACATGCAGAACAACGCCATCATGAATTCGGTGGGCCTGGATTATCGCGAGGCAATGGCGCAGCGCTGGCGCGGTTGGCTCGACAAGCCGGTGACGCCCCTGCAGCCGGCCAACCCCGCCGTCGTCGGGTTCATGGAAGCGGAATTGCCAGCCGTCATCGCCCAGGAATTTCCGACGTATGCAACGGAATCTCTGGTCGTTGTAGCTCAGGCAACTGCTGATGAAGCAGTCACGGCGGCCGGCGACTTGGCCGCACTGGCGAGCTGGCCCCGTCCGTGGCTCAACCGATTGCCGGCGCTGCTGTGGGATTACAAGGCGGTACTGGTCGACACGGCGGACGCCGGCGCGACGCCGCTGCTGATTCTGGTGCCGGAAGGGAAAATCGGCGGCAAGGTGCCCGTGATTCGGCTGCGGATCGACCAGGTTTCGAACGGTAGCCAGAGCGGCACGGGCATCGAGGTGGGAACGATGGACGCGGCTGACGTGGCGTCGGTGAGATATCGGGTCGTCAGCGGGGCGCTTTGA